CCCGGCCCACAGGCATTTAGACAAGAGCGGTTGAGGCGCGGATGCCTGCTGCTGTCGGCGCTGCCGCGACGTTTGAAAAACTAGACAGTTTTCAGGCTGTAGGGCGCTATGAGGGCCAGCCTATGCGAATAACAATCCTCAAGCGTGGCGGTCTTTCCGTTTACGGCGGCTTCTATGACGCCAAGCGCAATGTGGCGGTTGCTGATTCGGCCACTCAACAATCCGTGCAGCTTTTGTATCCCGAAACGATTACCGCGCTGGCCATTACCAGTGACGGCCTTTCCGCTGGTCCTGTCACCATTTCAGGCAAGACCGCCACTTTCACCATTACTGGACAAGGTTGGCTTGAAGCCGTCGCGACGATGGGTTCCGACCGTCCCAGTGTAACCATTGAAGCCGAGCCTTTGCTTCGGTCGGGGAGCGACTATGTCGGTCACTAAATATCACAGCCGCGCGCCGGTTAAACTGACGACGGTAACGCCGGACAACCCGCTTCCTGTCGCGCCCGCGAACATCACCACCAAATTCCGCGAGGCGTTCGAAGACCCGACGCTGGCAAACTTTGTCCAAGTCGTCGGCACGGGCGATATTGTGCAAGTCGAGGGCAACTTTGGCTGGCCGTGTCTTATGTCGATGAAGATGGCGTGACGACCACGCAAGCCACATCCGTTGACGAAAACGCCCAGCCCAAGCGCAAGGCCAAAGCGAAGGCTGTCAGCGCTCCTGTTGAGGAAACCGAGTAGTTACCACATAACCATTTCAGGGACCGGCTCCCTGATTATCGCTTTCCCCATTGGGGGCGATAGACCCTAAGCGGTCAAAGAAGCCGAGAGCGCCCGCAAACCACTTTGCTGCGGCGTTTAGAAAATAGGCAGATTTCACGATGGCCAAACAAGGCGGCGCTAGGCCCGGCGCAGGACGTAAACCGGGTGCGATTAACAAGGCAACGGCTAAAGCGCGAGAGGCGGCTGAGGCTGGCGGTATGATGCCGCTGGATTTCATGCTGTCAGTAATGCGGGATGAACTAGCGGAACGCAGCGAGCGGCTGGATATGGCCAAGGCTGCTGCACCTTACCTTCACGCCAAGCTAACGAGCATTGAGGCGACGGTTGACGCTGACGTGACGTGGCTTCCGTCCGTGGTTGAGTTTGTGGCCCCGGATGCGAGCGCAGATTAAGGAACTGCCCAAGATCACCCAGAACTTCGCCAGACCGGCGCGGACAAGGGTTTTTAAGGGTGGTCGCGGTTCTGGTAAGACAAGGGGCCTAGCCCTTCGTTCGGCCTTGCGGGTTTATCAGCTTGCTGAAATGGGCGTTGAGGGTGTTTTCCTTGCCAGCCGCGAGCATCTTAACAGCCTCGATGAATCCTCGATGGAGGAGATCAAGGCGGCTATCCGTTCGGTCGATTGGCTACACGGCTATTTCGAGATTGGTGAGAAATACATCCGCACCCGTAACCGGCGCATTTCGTATGCGTTCGCGGGCCTTCGGCACAATCTGGACAGCATCAAATCCAAGGCGCGGATTATAGGCAACTGGACCGATGAAGCGGAGAGCGTTTCCGAGGTCGCATGGCGCAAACTTATTCCGACAATCCGCGAAGGCGGCAAGGGGTGGGTTGCGGAGAACTGGATTAGCTACAACCCGGAACGGGACGACAGCGCGACGCATCGGCGCTTTGTGGCGGACCCGGCGGATGACTGCATCGTTACGGACATCAACTGGCGTGACAATCCGTGGTTCCCGGAGGTTCTGAACCTTCAGCGGCTAGAGGACCAACGGCGGCGTCCTGACGTTTATGCCCATATCTGGGACGGAGAGTTCAAGCGGCTGGATGAAGCCCGTGTCTTTCGGAACTGGCGGATTGATGCATTTGACACGCCGAGCAATGCGGAGTTCCGCTTCGGCGCTGACTGGGGCTTCGCGGTTGACCCTACGGTTCTGGTCCGGTGCTATCTGGATGGCCGAACGCTTTACGTCGATCAATGCGCTTGGGAAGTCGGGTGCGAGATTGACAAGACCCCGGCGCTATTCGACCAGATCGAAGGCTCCCGCAAATGGACGGTTACGGCGGACAGCGCGAGACCTGAGACGGTTTCCTATATGCGGCGGCAAGGCTTCCGCATTGTCCCGGCTATCAAAGGCCCCGGCTCGATTGAAGACGGGATAGAGTTCCTTAAGTCATTCGACATCGTGGTTCACCCGCGATGCCAACACGTTGCAGATGAACTGACATTGTTCTCGTTTAAGACAGACAGCATGACGGGCGACGTTTTGCCCGTGCTAGAAGACAAGAATAACCACACCATAGACGCTTTGAGATATGCCCTTGAGGCATTGCGGCGGACATGGAAAAAGCCCGTTCTGGCACCCGCGCCCGTTAGGGACCGATGGGACCGCAGACGAGAGGAAGGCCCGAATTGGAAAACAGCCTAGCCTCACAAGACGGCGGACGCCTCGCCAAAGTCATTGGCTATTTCGAGGAAGCCGAGGAGGCGACGCTTGACGCCCGCACCAAGTCGGAGCGCGACCGCGACTATTACGACGGCAAGCAATGGACCGCTGAGGAAATAGCGGAACTGAAAAAGCGCGGGCAACCGGCCATTGCGTTCAACGTCATCAAGTCGCGGGTTGAGTTCCTGCTTGGCCTTGAGAAGCAGCAGCGGCGCGACCCGAAAGCCTATTACCGTAATCAGCCCGACCAACCGGCGGCGGATGCCTTTACGTCGGGGTTGCGCTTTGCGGCTGAAGCGGCAGATTTCCCGGCCAAGCGTTCGCGGGCATGGAAAAACATGGTCGTGGAGGGCTACGGCGGCGTTGAGCTTTACGCCGAGCCGGACGGTATTGACTACGCGTTGAAGATGAATGCTATCCCTTGGGACCGCATTGTATTTGACCCTCATTCGTCGTCTGAGGACTTTTCCGACGCTCGCTATCTGGGTCAGGTTCTATGGATGGACCTTGAGGAAGCGGTCGAGAAGTATGGCGAGGAAGCCCGCGCCATTCTGGAAACGACCTTGGCGGGTTCGCCGCGAGCGGGTGAGACATTCGACGACAAGCCTCGCTGGACCGTCTGGGGCGACCCCAAGCGCAAGCGGGTTCGGGTTGTCAGTCTTTGGCACAAGGAAGCCGGGCGCTGGTATCTGTGCGAGTTCACAAAGGCGGGCGAGCTTTTCTATCAGGAAAGCCCGTATATGGACCGGGATGGCCGTAGCCTTTGCCCGCTCATTCTAGAAAGCGCGCACGTTGACCGGGATAACAACCGTTACGGCGAGGTCCGGCATCTTGTGGACCCGCAAGATGAGGTCAATAAGCGCCGCTCCAAGGCCCTTCACCAATCGGTAAGCCGTGGCGTCATTGCCGAGGCTGGCGCGGTTGAGGACGTAGGCAAAACCCGCAAGGAACTGGCCCGCCCTGACTTCTACGTTGAGGTCATGCGTGATGCCCGTTTCGAGGTTGTGGACGGCATCCAGCTTGCGGCGGGTCAAGCGGCCCTCCTTAACGATGCAATGGGCTATATTGCGCAAGCTGGCCCGAATAGCGCCCTTCTTGGTAAGGGCGTCGAGAGCCAATCGGGCCGCGCCATTGAGGCGCAACAGTCCGGTGGCATGGTGGAAATGGGCGACCTGCTGGATGCGCTTCGTCGCTTCGATCAGCGCGTGTTCCAGATGCTCGCCAACATGATGCAACAGTTCTGGACGGCAGAACGGTGGATTAGGGTAACGGATGATGAGCTATCGCCGCAGGCTGTTGGTCTCAACGTCACGCAAGTCGATGAGTTTGGCTATCCGGTCCAGCAACAGAATGCCGTTGCAGACATGGACGTGGACATCATTATAGCGGACGCTGAAAACGTCATCACGATGCAAGGCGAGGCTTATCAGGCGTTCGTGACGACCCTGCCGATGCTGGCGCAGATGCCGCCGCAGTTTGCCCAGATTGCGGTTAAGACACACCCGGCGTTGACATCTAACCAAAAGCGGGAAATCCTTCAGGTTCTAGAGGGTATGGCCCAGCCGAACCCGCAAGCGCAGGCGGCGCAACAAAGTCAGATGCAAATGCAACAGGACATGGCCGCAGCGGACATCGAGAAGAAGCGCGCCGACGCATTCAAGAGTATGGCCCAAGGCGAGGAAATCGCCGGACGGACTATGGCTCCACAGTTCCCCGATCAGGGGCAGTTCATCGCCGCATAAGCGGAGGTCCGTCCGGGCCGGTAAGCCCGAGAGGTAGCGTCGAGAGACGCCACATATCGCATGATCGACAATGAAGCCCCGACCCATGAGGTCGAGATGGAGCCGACTGGTATTGAGGCCATTCTGGCGGATGACCAGTCGGTTCCTGTGGAGGCGCAAGCCCCCGTTCAGGAAGCCGCCTCGGAGGCTAAACCGGAGGCGAAACCAGAGGCCGAACAGCCGTTCTGGTATCGCAAGCAACTAAAGAAGGAAAAGGACCGTGCAGCGGCTCTTGAGCGCGAGCTTGAGCAAGCCCGTCAGCAGGTTCCGCAACAGCATCTGCCGGACCCCCGGCAAGACCCAATCGGTCACTTTGAGACCATGCGGGTGATGGACAGACTTGAGCGGTCGGAGGACCGTTTCGTCGATAAGCACGGCGAGCAAGAGTTTGACGCGGTGAAGGAATGGCTGACGACGCGCCCCGATATTGAGGCGTGGGCCATCCAGCAGCGTCACCCTTGGGGGTCGGCTTTCCAGCAATACCAGCGAGAGAAACTCTCGGCTGAGATCGGGGACGACCCGAACGCTTGGCGCGAAGCCGAGCGCAACCGCCTTCGGGCAGAAATCCAAGCTGAGTTTCAGGCGTCCGCGCCGATGGCCCAGCCCCGCATTCCCGCGCCCGCATCGGGTCAGCGGTCTGTCGCGCCGTCGCGCACAGGTCCGGCCTTTGCGGGTCCTACGCCGATTGGGGACATCCTCAAGCGGTAACAATCACGCCCGCGTCGGACGACGCCGGTATCTCATAGAAAGACACGAAAATGGCAGACACGGCCCCGGCTACCGGCCTTGTGGTTCAACAGTGGGAAGACAAGTTCTTCACCGAGTACCTGCAAGACCTCCCCATCAAGTCCATGATGGGTTCGGACGAAAACTCCGTCATCCAGGTCAAGGAAGACCTGACCAAGAAGCAAGGCGACTCCATCACCATCGCTCTCGTTAATCGCCTGACCAACGCCGCTGTCACCGGCACCTCGACGCTGGAAGGCTACGAAGAGGACATGGCGTCGCGCTCGATGCGCGTCTACGTCAACAAGCGCCGTAACGCCGTCCGCATCGCTGAAATGAGCGAGCAGAAGTCGGCTATCTCCCTCCGTGAGGCCGCCCGCGCGACCCTCAAGGATTGGGCGATGGAAGACACCCGTGATCTGGTCATCACGGCCCTCGGCTCGATTAACGGTGACATTTCGTTCACCGCGTCGACCGAAGCCCAGCGTGACGCTTGGCTGGTGGACAACGTGGACCGCATCGTCTTCGGCGCTGTCGCGGCTCCCTCGGCCTCCGACTTCTCGTCGGCGGTTGGTGACCTCGACACCACGGCGGACAAGTTCAGCGCCACGGTGCTGGATGCGGCCATCCTGAAGGCCAAGACCGCCAGCCCGAAAATCCGTCCGGTTCGCGACGGTGGCAACGGCAAGCGTTACTATGTCGCGCTCGCCCACCCTGCCGCCTTCAAGGACCTGCGCGACAGCCTCGACACCGAAGTTCTGGCCGCTACCTCGGTCCAGATGGAAGGTTCCAAGCTGTTCGAGGGCGGCGACCTGATGTGGAACGGCTGCATCGTCAAGGAGTGCGACAATATCCCGGTTTACACGAACCTGGGTAACGGCGGGACCACTGAGGTCACCCCGGTCTATCTCCTCGGCGCTCAAGCCGTCGCGGTGGCCTATGCCAGGCGTTGGCGGTCGAAGACCGAAGACTTCGACTACGGCGACAAGTACGGCGTGGCCATCGACGGCATCTATGGCGTCCGCAAGGTTCTGTTCGGGACCGGCTCGGGCGACACGGACGATCTGAAAGATCACGGCGTGGTGAGCATCTTCTGCGCCACCACGGCTGCCGGTAACACAGTCGGTATCGCCGCTTCGTAAGCGTAACGGGGGCGGGCCTTAACGGGTCCGCCCCTTTCGTTTTCCTCACACATGAAAGGGACACGTCATGGCGACTGTCACCGCTACCAGGGCCGCTTCGACGTTCCCTGCGTTCAAGGCCAACGGCGCGGGCATCCTGTGCGCGGCTTACGGCTCCTACGACTTCGCGGCCGAACCGGCTGCGGCTGACATTCTGGAAATCTGCAAGGTTCCGGCTGGCGCGGTCATCCTTGGCGGCTTCATCCGCGCGGAAGACCTCGACTCCGACGCCAGCGAAACCATCGACATTGACGTGGGCTATGCGGCCAACGGCGCTGTCGCTGCGGACCCGGACGCGTTCGGTAACTTCGGCGTCCAGACCGGCGATGCGGTCACCGGCTATCTGCCCGAGGGCGGCGTTCTGCTGCCCCTGCACGGCACCCTCAAGGACGGCCCGGTCACGCTGACCACGGAAACCACGATCACGGTGACCTTCGTTGACGACCCGGCCACCTTCGCGGCTGGCACCGTCACCGTCGTCGTTCACTACGTCGTTCCCTAAGCGTCGGAGGCGTCGATGACTCGCGCTGAAGCAATCAGACAGGTTCTCGAAAACCTGCGTGTCATCGACGCCGTCTCCGAACCGGCTGCGGAGGATTTCGCTCGCGTGGGCCGCCGCGTCGATCAAGAGCGCGCCCGGCTGATGGATAAGGGTTTGGTCTGGTGGGATGAAGACAGCATCCCGGACGCTGTGGCCGGTGCCTTTTGTGACCTTGCCTCGGTGCGGTCCATGAACATTTTTGCCAAGTCGTATGACGCGACCGGCGCGGAGGCCATGATAGCCGCCGCTAAATCGAGCGAGCGCCGTGAGTCGGTGCGGGCGACCTATTACTGATGCGCGTTCCGCTTCAGATTGGGAAGCAAAGCGGCGAGGCGCTATCCCCGGCGGTTAGTGCCGAACGACTGATTAACGGGTATCTGGAACAAACGCCGCAAGGTCGCGAGCCGACGCCGGTTTATGGGACGCCGGGCTTTTCCGCGTTTGCTACGACCGGGGCCGTAAGGGGGCTTTTGTCGGTCGCTGACAGGCTCTTTGCGGTTAATGCGTCCAGCCTTGTCGAGATTGCTTCTAACGGCTCTGTGACGACGCTAGGGGCCATTCCGGCGGGCGTGGTCGATATGGCGTCTGACGGGACCAATGTGGTCGTGACCGTGGGCGGTGCGATCTACGTTTATAACGGGTCCAGCGTCACTGAGGAAACCGACCCGGATGCGCCGGATGCGTCGTCGGTCGAGTATCTGAACGGCTTTTACGTTTACACCGAAAGCGACACGGAACAGTTTTTCATCTCGCCGCAAAATGACCCGCTGGGTAACTATGACGCGCTGGACTTTGACAGCGCGGACACCTCGCCGGACAAGCTGGTCAGGACGCGCCGAGTGGGCCGTGATCTGATCTTGTTCGGCAAGCGGTCGGTCGAGTTCTGGTATTATTCGGGCGATAGCGTTTTCCCGATTTCGCGCTATCAGGACACGCCGCTCGATATTGGCTTGATCGGGGTCCGGGCCGAGGCGGCAACGAACGAAACGATTTTCTGGATTGCGTCGGATAAGACGGTTCGGCGTCTGGATGGGCGCACGGCGGCGCGGATTAGCACCTTTGCGATTGAGAAAGAAATCGCTTCATGGGCTGACGCATCGCTGACGATTGCTACGGCGCACGTTTGGCAGGGTCACTTGTTCGTGGTGTTCCGTAACCCGTCCGGTTGCGTGGTCTGGGATCAAGCGACGAACCTTTGGCATGAGCGGGCGTCATACGGGTCTGACACATGGTCAGTGCCGTATTATGCTTATGCCCACGGAAAGCATCTGGTTGGCGGCGCGCAGGTTTATGAGCTTGGCGGCTACACCGAGGCCGGTGCGGTTCTGCCATTTGAAATGATTACGCCTTGGATTGATAATCAGGGCGAACGGTTTAGCATCAACAGCGTCGAGGTTCGCTTAGAGACTGGCGTGGGGTCGCAGACTTTGGACCCGAAAATCACCCTAAGCCGGACTGAGGATGGTGAGGAGTTTTCGACGCCGCTCATTCGGTCGTTCGGAAAGCAGGGCGACAGGTTCCGGCGTGTTACGTGGTCAAGTCAAGGGATGAGCCGGGGTTGCGCGTTCAAGTTCACGATTACGGACGCGGCGAAGCGAGCTATCTTTGCGGCTTATGCGGATATTGACTGATGGTTTCTCCGCTTGAGCCGAGGCCGGTTAAGGCTGACCCGCCGGGGACGCGGATAGCGTTTATTGACCCGGCGACGGGCGTTCTGACCCCGCACGGCTTGCGGGTGATGACGAACCTCTGGCGTCGGACGGGCGGCTTTAACGACGATCTGGACAGCGTTCTAGGGACGACCTTGCTTAGTCAGTTGTCGTCGCTGACGACGGCCTCGGGTGAGGAAAAGGTGCGGCGAACGCTGGAAACGGCGTTGCAGCAGGTGCAAGCGCAGGGTGTCGAGCGCATCCGCGCAATGTTGGATGATTACAAGAAGACCACGGACACCAACTTCGCCCAGTTTCTAGGCGGATTGGCCCGTCCGCCTCAAACGCGGGTTATCCAGTTCACGGCAAACGACACATGGCGGCTTAACCCCGACGTCCGGGCCATTCATGTCTATGGCGTGGGTGGTGGCGGCGGCGGTGGCGGTGGCACTGCTAGTGCGAACGGCGGCGGCGGCGGCGGCGGTGCGAACGTATCATTTGCCGCGATTGAAGGCTCTCTCTTGCCGGTCACAGTCTCGGTCACGGTCGGCGCGGCTGGAACCGGGGGCGCGGCGGGTTCAAATGGCACGGCGGGCGGAAATAGCGCGTTTGGAGACTTTCTCGCCGCAAAGGGCGGAACGGCTGGTTTGGCGTCCGGGACGGCGGGCGCAGCGAACACGGCGGTTGGCGGTCTTTATCTTGGTGGTAGCGGCGGAAACGGCGGGACAAGCGGCGACGGTTTGGATGCGCCGAATACGGCAATGGGCGCGCCCGGTGGCGGTGGCGGCGCTTATTACAACGGCTCAAACGCGGTCGGGGGTTCCGGCGCGGCAGGCTCACCGCGAACCGCGCTTGCAACGGGTGGCGGCGGGTCGGGTGGTCTCGGGACCGGCTCTGACGGCGGTGTAAATGCGATTTCGGCCACGTTCATCGGCGCGGGCTTTGGCGGCGGTGGCGGCGGTTCCAGTTCATCGGTGTCCGGCGCTGGCGGGGCCGGGTTTAACGGCGCTGGTGGCGGCGGTGGCGCGGCCCGTTCGGGTAACGCGAGGGCTGGCGGCAATGGCGGCGCGGGCAAAATCTGGGTGGTGGAGTTTTACTGATGGCGACAAGAGGCACAGGCGTTGCCACGGTTCTAACGACCAGTTCGGTCGCTTTGGCCACGGCGGGCGCTAACGAGCTTGTGACCGTTGTTCGGGCGCAGGTTCAGAACATCGACACGGTGGCCCGTTTGGTGACGGTGCATCAGGTGGCATCGGGCGGCTCGGCCACGGATGCAAACAAGGTTCACGTCCAGACGGTGTATGCCGGTCAATCGACCTCGCTGGACATTGCGGGCATGATGGTTGCGGCTGGCGCGGCGCTGTATTTCAAGGCGGATGCGGGGTCGGTTGTGAACTTGTCGCTTAACCTGTTCCGGTCGGACCAAACGCCTTGATTAAGCGCGCAACCGCTGACGATCTGGACACCGTTGTCCGACTTGGGACGGATTTTCACGCCTATTCGCCTTGGCGCGACGACCCGCTCGACCCGGAAGCCTTTAGAGTGTTTCTCGGCGGCGTCATTGATAATGGTGCGGTCTTCTTGTGTGGAGAAAGCATGATTTTGGGGGCGTTGGTCCCGCTTTGGTTCAACCCCTCCGTAGTCATCGCGTTTGAGGTCGGTTGGTGGGCGCCGGACGGAAACGGTCGCAAAGTCCGCGAGGCTTTTGAGGCGTGGGCCAAGGAAAACGGAGCAAATGGCGTTCAATGCGCCGCCCTTGCTGACGATAATCTCGACCGAGTTGAGCGCGTTTATTCTCGCGCCGGGTATCAAAAGAACGAAGTCGCCTTCGTAAAGAGGTTCTAAAATGGCCATTGGCACTACTGCCGCGTTGCTTCTTGGCGGCGGCCTAGTCGGTTCTGCCGCCTTGTCGTCCAGCGCATCAAGAAGCGCGGGCAGCACGATTTCGCAATCGACCGACCGCGCCGCTGATCTGCAAAATCAGCAGTTCCAGCAGCTTCTCGCCCTACAGATGCCCGCATATCGTCGGGCCGAGGGCGCGTCGGGGACGTATATGCAAGCGCTTGGCTTGGGTGGCCCCCAATCCCAGCCCAGACAGGCACCGGGCGGCTTTCAGGGCGGCGGTGGCCTGATGACGGGAGGCGGTTTCCAAGGCGTGTCAGGCGGGCCTTCGCAGGGCGGGTTCCAAGGCGGCGGCGCGTCGGATATGGCGGTTCAGATGTCACCGGGCATGATGACGGGCGGCGGGCAGTATATGCCGGGCGGTGAAGACGTTGGCGGGCCGCAGATTTTTTACGGCGGTGCTGGCGTCCCCGGAAATGACCCGCAAGTCCAGCCCGGTCAAGCGGGCGGAAACCAAGGCGCTCTCGACATTGGCGCTCAAGTCCGCAATACGCCGGGCTATCAAGAGCAGCTTCGCGCTGGCATCACCGCAATTGACCGCGCCGCTCCGCTGGTCGGCGGGATGTATTCGGGACGCCGCATGAAGGCGCTGGAAGCCCAAGGGCAAAACACCTTCGGCAGCTTCTATAACGATTGGCTAAACCGTGTTGGCGGTATTGCCGGTCAGGCTCCGCAGATTGCGGGCAGCATCGGTCAGGCCGGGATGCAAAACGCGAGCAACGTCGGGAACCTGATGATGACCGGGGCAAATGCACGGGCGCAAGGCCAGACAAACAGTGCTAATGCATGGACTGGCGCGATTGGCACGGGCATTGGCCTTTATGGCGGCTCGCAAGGGTGGTTCGGACGATGAATAATCCATTCGACGGCTTTCAACGCGGTCTGATGACCGGCGGGCAGATGGGGCAGGGTATGTATCGCGCCCGTGGCGACCGCACCTATGCGGGCCAGATTGCGGCGCGGGACTATACCGGCGCAGCGGCTACGGCTGGCCAGTATGGAGACACGCAAGGGGCAGAACGGGCGCAAGGGCTTGGGACGCGACAGGCGGTCGGAACGGCTCTTGCGAGCGGCGATTTTAACGCGGCCACCACGGCGGCGGGCGGTGATATGGATATGCTTAACACCATCCGTCAATTCCGTGATTCAGCCTCCCAAGCGGAAATCGCGGCGGCGGGGGCAAGGGCTGAGAACTTCGCGCGTCTTGGCCTGCAACTGCTGGAAATCAAAGACCCGGTGCAACGGCGGCAACAGGCCCTTGTGGCAGCGGGGCAAGCCGGTATTCCGCCCGAGCAAATCCCGGAAAACCTGACCGACGAAATGCTGACGGGCTGGTATCGGTCGAATATGTCAGCGGCGGAACTTTTGGCGGAGCGTAAAGACTTACGGGACGCAACCCGTCCGATTGTAACCGGGTTTGGCGTTATTCTGCCGCCGGGAGCGACCCCGCCGAATAGCGGAAACAACCAGCCGCAATCGCTCGGTGCTAACATCCCGCCGGGATGGTCAGCGGCCCCGCCAAACCCTAATCAGCCCGCGCCGGGCCAGCCGGTGCGGGCTAAGTCAGAACGGGCGCAGACCCCGCGCGTTTCTTTTCAGTCGTCGGGTGATGCACAGCAAGCCGTTGCAGCCCTTGTTCCCGGCGTTCGCGTAACCAATGCCGATAGAACGTCAGCCGATACGGCTCGCCTTCGTCGGCAAGGCTATAACCCGTCAAGCACGTCATTCCACCTTCAAGGCCAAGCCCTAGACCTCGCCCCGCCTGCCGGGATGACAATGGAGCAGCTAGAGGCAAGGATGCGCCAAGCCGGGTTCCGTGTTCTAAATGAGCGCACACACATTCACGTTTCATGGTGACTGAAATGCAAGATCGCCCTAGCGTCATTTACGGCCCGAACGGCCAGCGCGCGACGTGGAATGGCACGGAATATGTCGTTGACGCTTCTCCGCAAGGTTCGGCGCTCGGTGGCGGTTATCGGCTGCAACCAATGGAAACGCCTGCCCAGCGCACTCAGGCGGAACAGTTTGCCTATCGCCAGCAGCAGGACGCGATTGACAATGCCCGCGCTGACCGGACAGAGGACCGATTGGCGGCATCGGCTCCGAGCGACCCGTATCAATCACGCTTTGAACAAGGCCGCGCGGCGTTTGATGTTGCGCGCTACGGTGAAGCGCAAACCGGCGCAGCAGGTGCTGGGGCGCTAGAGGCCCGCGCTAATCGTGCCATTTCTATGCTGGACCGTGGCGCACCGACCGGGCCGATGTCCGGTTTTCGCATTATGACGGGCCGGATGATGGGCGGAACCCCGTTGAGCGCCTTGCCCGGTATTCCGAACCGGGAACAGACCCAGCAGCTTGAGCAAATCCGTTTGATCGGCTCGCAAGGCGCGCTCGGTGACGTGGGGCAACTCAAAGGGCCGCTTTCTGAAAAGGAACTAGCGTTCATTCAGAATTTGCAAATCAGCCCAGAGGCGACCCCGGAGACCAATCGCGTCGTGGCGGAAGCGATGCGATGGACTGCACGGCGTCAGGCCGCATACGGCGCGGCGATGGACCGATGGAGGATAAACCTCGGCAGTCCGTCTGAACCGAACGCCAACGGCGAGACGTTTGATAGCTGGTGGTCAAGGTATTCCGCACAAGCCCTTCCCATGCCGGGAACGCCAGAGGCCGAAGCTCTGGCCGCATGGCAGGCGCAAAACCCCGGACGTGAGGCGGCTGTGGTTCAACCCGAGGCCGTAAGAGGACCAGCGCCGGTCGATGCGGCATCCGGCCAGCCTGTCGCAACTCGCGGCGTTTACAACCCAGCAACGGGTGAAATCGAATGGCAGTAGTCCAGCAATCGCCCGGACAAGAAGTCGAAATCACCATGCCGGATGGCCGGGTGGTGGTCTTCCCTGCCGGAACTCCGCAGGACACAATCCAGCGCGTTGTTCGTGAGGGGTATCGCCCGGAAAATCCCGAGGCGGCGTTAGCGCGCTATCAGGCGGCAAACCCGCAAGATACTGGCGCGACCGTCGTGCAGCACGGCGAGGCGGGCTATCCCGGCTCATACAGCCGCTTTGACGAAGCCTCGCAAACGTATGTTGCTGACACGGAGCAAGAGCGCCGAGCGCGGGATTTTGCGCGGGCCGAAATGTCGGAAGACGGTGCAAGCAGCGCTTTTTCGGGCGGCGTTCGTGCGTTGTCGCGGGGCCTAAGCTACGGGCTTTCTGATAGGCTTGAGGCGGAAATGGTTGCCGCCCAGCAGCGCGGACGAAACTTTAGCACCCAACTGCTTGGCCAAGAAATTCCTTTTACGTCGGGGCAACTCAGGGACGCTTACCGGCAGGAACTAGACCGCGCCAATGCGGATTTCAGACAAGAAAACGGCGCTCTTGACCTTGGCTTGAGCATTGCGGGCGGCATTGTCGCGCCGGGTGCGATTGCGGCGGGTCGCTACGTTGCAAGCGCGCCGGGATGGGCGTCGGCAGGCGGGCGAGGCTTGGCAACAGGTGCGCCGGTTGGTGCGGTGGCGGGCGCGGCCACGGCTCCTGAAGGGCAAGAGTTTAGCGGCGCAGTTCGCGGAGCGGTAA